CTGCGTAACCGTCCGGTTTCTGAAACGGTTGATGCTGATGACTTGATTGTCAACAATTCAGCAACTGACCTTTCAAACGCAAAGCGCGTAACGCACCGCATTTACATGCGCCCGTCTACAGTCAAGCGTATGCAAATTCTTGGCGCATACCGTGACGTTGATTTGTCTACTCCAGACATGCCTAACTTTGATGAGTTGCAGAGAGAAGAACGCTCTCAGCAAGGCATTTCTGATACATCTCTTAATCCTGAAGATCGTGATCGCGAGATTTACGAATGCTATTGCGAGATTAACCTTCGCGGTTTTGAGCATAAGCATAAAGGCAAAGAGAGCGGACTTGATATTCCGTATCGCGTAACAATCGACGTTTCGTCTAAACAAATTTTGTCTATTGTCCGCAACTACGATGAAGACACAGCAGAACTTCCAGAAGCCCGTCAGAACTTTGTAAAATATACATTTGTTCCGGGCTTTGGTTTTTATGACATTGGTTTGCTGCATATTCTGGGCAACACGACTAATGCCATCACGGCTGCTTGGCGCGAAATGCTTGATGCTGGCATGTATGCCAACTTTCCCGGTTTCCTTATGGCCGACACGGGTGCGCGTCAGAATACCAATATTTTCCGCATTCCTCCGGGCGGCATGTCTCTTGTGAAGACGGGTGGTATGCCAATCAACCAAGCCATTATGCCGTTGCCCTATAAAGAACCCGGCGGCGCATTGATGAACCTTGTTAACAGCATGGCTGAAACAGGTATGCGCGTTGGTGGCACGGCTGAAATGGCTGTTGGCGAAGGCCGTGGTGACGCTCCTGTCGGCACTACAGTAGCGTTGATTGAACAGGCTAAGGTTATTCTTAACTCTGTTCACAAGCGCCTTCATTCTTCACAAGCTGAAGAATTCCAATTGTTGCGCCGGACGTTTGAAGAACATCCAGAAAGTTTCTGGCAGCGCAATCGTAAACCCGCTTATCCTTGGGATGAGAAGACGTTTACGGACGCTCTTAAAAACTTCCTTCTTGTGCCACAGGCTGATCCAAACACAGCCTCCAGCATTCAACGCATGATGAAGGTCGTTGCGCTGAAGCAATTGGCGGCTCAGAACCCTGCATTGTATGATCCCATCGCCATTGATATGGCGGCGCTTCAAGCTCTGGGATGGAATAACCCGCAGCAGTTCATGGCTCCCCCGTCCGCGCAGGGCAAGCCGCCGCCGGAATTGCTGGAGAAAATGGCAAATATCCAAGCCAAGCAGAAAGAAGCAGACGCTCGTATGCTTGATTCGCAAACCCGCGCTGCCGAATCACAGGCTCGTTTGCAGTTGGATCAACAGAAGCTTCAGATGGAAATGGGTGGCGGTCTTAATGGCGGCATCGATCCAGAAAAAGCTATGCAGTTCCAAATTCAACAGGCAGAAATCCAACAGCGCCAACAAGATGCGTTGTTGGATGCCGTTAATCGCAAACGTGACCGCGAAAGCCGTGAGCGTTTGGCCGCTGTTAAATTGGCGGAAGAAGCCGCCAGAAACCCTCAAGGGCTTGGCATTATTCAGGGGATTATCCCTAATGACATGCTGGCTCGGCTTGAAGGAAACGAACCAAGCCTTGATGGCACAAAGACCGGAGAACTCTAATGGTTGACCGCCCTTCCACAGCAACCATGCGCCGTAAGATGTATGTGCCGGAAGAGCGGCCAGACTACGAGGCCTATATTTCTGACCCTGAAAATGAACGCATGGCTACAGAAGCCGCGCTTAATTTGGCTGGTCTAGCTATGGGTCCTCTCAGTGAAATTCCTGCTGGTATTCGCCTAGCTAAGAACCTGTACAGCGGCTATCGCGGTTTGGATAAATTAATGCCACGCCAAGATCGTGGTAACGCGATGCTGCCGGAAGAAATGCTTCAAGTGGAAGGACCGCCTTCCCGTGCTGCTCTGCCTAAGCCACAGCGCCCCCCAATGTCTGAAGAAGAATTGCAAGCAATGGAAATTGCTCGCATGGTTGGCGAGGGTGGCCCATCGTTTTCAAAACAAGAAGCGGTTCGTCGCGAAGTTCGTCGCCGCCCATCTGAAGATGAAATTCGAGCCAATGAAATCGCTCGTATGGAAGGCGAAGGCGGCATCGATCCAGAACATGCAGCCCTGCTCCGCGCCCTGAAGCAGCAGCGTGAAGAAGCTCTTCAGGCTCAAGACATTGCTCGGTTTGAAGGTGAAGGCGGAGGCGCTTGGACATATACAGGTCCGCGCTACAAGTATGGTCTTCCAGCAACCCAAGGTCCGCGTGAAGTTATCAATTATGGTAGCTCAAATACGCTTCCAACTTTAGCTGGAGGCCGTGGTGGCGGCGATTTGATTTCGCCTTCTCTTAAATTTTTTAGAGAAGAGCCACCTATTGCGCTTCCACCGCCTAGTGGACCCCGCATGGCTGGTTTCCAGTCAAGCGAAGGTGGACCTTCGATGGGTGGCTTCTCGGGGTTTCAAACCAATATTCCCTATCGTGGACAGGGCCCAAATATCGTCAGCGCAGCTTTGCCATTAGCGGTGGGCGCATCCATGCTTCCCGGTAATGGTGCACCCGCTCCTGCGCCAACCCAAGCGGCTCCAGTTTACGATCTTGAGCATTCTGTGCCGCAAGATTTTGATACATGGGGTAGAAAAATTCTTGGCCCATCGGCAAGCACTTCTGAGATGGAAGGGCCGTATCCGACAACCCCACCTTCTGGCTCGGCTTCTCGTTCTTCTGGCTCTTCAGCCGCACCATCCCGCGCTGAAACAGAAGCTAAAGGTCCAGATGTTCGCGCCTTATGGGCCAAATACAATGAAAGCGGCAACATGGCCGACTTCATTCGTGCTGACCGCGCCATGAAAGAAGCTGGTGAATATAAAAACATCAAGCAGGGTGAAAAACGCGGCGGTGCTGTCGAGAAGAAACCTGACGCTGTGCATAAGGCGCTTGAGATCATCCATCACCTTGTAACGCGGTGACACCATGACCAAGGGGACTATCCGCCGGGCATTATATGCCGCCAAGCATCGGCATAATTATGCTGCTGGCGGGTTCCCCTTGCCATTCCAGCAACCACCTATTGGTGGCATCCCACCTCTATCGCAATATCAATTTTATAATGGCGCTCAAGTACCGCCCAATACTCCTATAGAAAAATTAGCGGCGGCTAATAAAGAACCAGAGCTACCAATCAAAGGGGATCGTGCATTTACCCCCATGTCGTCGGAAGGTGGCGGTGCTGGTATTGGTACGTCCGGGATGCAAGATGTCAGCCCTATTGCGTCATCTACGTCTTATGGCCCGGGACAAACAACAACAGTATCACAAGCTGCACCGCAGGATTTATCGTGGACGGGTGATTTGTCCGGCGCAAAAAGTGCGTTTTCAGTTCCTGACATTAATGCGATGTCATTTGCGGAAGGAAAAAGCGCATCGATGGGGCCGTATGGTGATTTGAGCGGAGCAAAAAGCGCATTTGCCAATCAACAAACAGACGACGAAACGTCTAGCCAATCTAGTGTAGCTGGTTTGTCAGACAGCGAAGATTCCAGTGGCGGAGATAGCGAAGGCGGCAGCGACAGCGGCGGCGGTGATAGTGGCGGCGGTGATAGTGGTGGGGGAGACAGCGGCGGCGGTGGTGGTGATGGCGGTGGCGGGGGCGGCAGCGAAAAACGCGGGGGCCGCATTTATCCGTTACGTCACCATACTGACTGGGAAGAAGCCCATGACTATGAAAAGACTGGCGGCGAGCTTGTCCATATGTCGCCAGATGAATATTTGAAGCGCGTCAAACCGCTTAATATGGACCATGACGACCACCACATTATCCATCACTTTGCAAAGCAAATGGATAAAGGCGAAAAGTTTGACCCCTTAGCTATCTATCCAGACAAGCATCCAAATGGTCGCCACAGGGCTCATGCAGCTAAGAAACTGGGCATTAAAAAGGTTCCAGTTGTCATTTGGCCTAAGAAAGAATCCGTTAAAAGAAAGAGTGGCGGACCTGTTGTAGACCGTGCTCTTATGCTAACATGCAAAAAGGCTTAAGCCCTTGGTGGACGCACCAAAAACTGATCAGGAGTGAGCATGTCAAGTCTGGCTAAACAGGCCCGTGAGGCCATGAAGGCAAAGGCATCCCGCCTTACAACTGCCGACCCCCATCAAAAAGTTGATTCGTCAACTTGGACCCCGGCTGAAGCTTTGAACACGGAAGTTAAGACCGGGATGCGCCCGGTTAGCCGCCGTGCGTATAAGTCTGGTGGCAAAGTGGGTGGCACGAAAGCTAAGGTCAACCTTGGCAAAAAGCCTCGCGCTTCTGGTGGCAAGGCCATCACAGCTGATAGCCTGATCAACCGTAACGCTAAAGAAGCCAACGAACAGCGCCCCGGCGGCGATGCTCACGTTGGCGGTTACAAAAAAGGCGGCGCTCCTAAACGCAAAGGGCGCGATGGCGGGGGCCGTCTTCCGGGTGAACGCACCCAGTTGGAACAAGCTCGCCGCGCTGCTGTTCAAGCCGCTGAAGATTACGGCATGGATAGCGCAAACAATACCGAAAATCTGCGTAACGCCACTCGTAACTTTGAAAACAAAGTTATGGAAACGGGCTATCGCGATTACAAAAAAGGTGGCCGCGCAAAATCAAAAAAAGCTGATGGTGGCTCGCTTGATGCTGCCAAGCAAATGATGTCACAGGCCCAGAAGACAGTTGGCGTTCCTGCTGGCGGCATTTATGGCGCTGGGTTTAGCCGTACTGGGGCTGGCTCGTTGAGCCCTGCTAGTGCCCTTGGTAAGTCTAAGCTGAAAAAGGGCGGCGTTGCCAAACATGATGATGTCAAACAGGACATGGCTCTCATCAAGAAGATGGTTAAGCCTGAAGCTCGCGCTGCCCGCAAAGAAGGCGGCGGTGTCTTCACTGGAACCAGCTATCCCGGAAAAATTCCCGGCGTTGTCCCCGGTGGGCGTGAAGCTCATGCAACCCGTGGCCGCGTAAAAACTGCGGATGATATTGCAGCAGAATACGCAATGCGCGGACCAGATGAAGCTATGCAGTCTATTGTGGCTGGAGGCCTTCCTCCGCATGTGGCTAAGGCTTATGGCCTTCCTATAACTACTGAAGCTGATCGTGGCCTTATGAACAGCATGTACGATGATGCCATGCAGCGTTCTATGGAAAATGATGCTCGTCGTGCTGCTTTGAATGAAATGTACAACCGCGCTATGTCAAATTCCCCATCAATGGGTGAGGCGGCTGCAAGTGAACCCACGGGAATGGATTATCCCGGAACTTTTTCAGGAGTAGATATGCCCCGCCGAAATGGTGGTCGCACAACCCGTGCTACGGGCGGCAAGGCAAAGGGCAAAGGCAAAACCCATATCAACATCATGATTGCACCGGGTAAGCCGGGCATAGGTGATGATATGATGCCCCCGGGTGGGCCTACATTACCTCCGGGCATGGGTGGCGCACCGGGCGGTTTTGCTCCTGTCCCAATGCCTCCTCCGGGCGGTGCACAGGGTGGTCCTCCGATGCCTATTCCAATGCCAATGCCGATGCCAGCTGGCCCGGCTCCCGGCCCAGCGCCTCGTAAGGCTGGTGGCCGTTTGACAGCCAAGGCTTCGTCCTACAAGGATATGACTGCTGGCTCCGGCAGTGGCGAGGGCCGTTTGCAAAAGACAGACATTGCCGCCTACAAGCGAGCCAAGCACAAGGCTGGTGGCAAGGTTTATAAGTCCTACAAGGACATGGATGCTGGTTCGGGTTCTGGTCTTGGCCGTTTGGAAAAGACTGAAATCCAGAAGCGTAAGGGGTGATTTGCAGGGGTCTTCTGGACTCTGTAAATCGGGACGGGAGTTGGCCCCCTCTGGCTCCCGTCCCACCTATACTTAGAGGGGGACACCAGAGGGGGTGTTATGCAAACTGCACATTCGTTTTTTCAAAGCGAACTTGAACGTCTGATCAATGAACAGATAATTCGGCTGAAAGATCAGCTGGTTACTGCACATACAACGATTGATTATTCGACGTACAAACACCAAGTAGGAAGAATAGAAGGTCTTCAATCAGTTTTTGAACTGATTGACGAAGCGTGGTCCGTTGTCAACGCGACCAAATAGAGGGGAAGTAAAATGCCACCAATGATCATGCAGCATGAAGTCGATCCAGCTGATAAATTGAAGAAAGAACTTGGTGATCTTTCCAAGGTTGAAATCTTCAATAATCAGATTTTGGTCGCTGTCTATATTAGGCCGCAGAAGACAAAGAGCGGTATTTATTTGTCTGATAAAACGGTTGACGAAGACCGTCATCAGTCAAAAATTGGCCTTGTTGTAAAGAAAGGGCCAACAGCTTTCGTTGATGAAAACGACACTTGGTTCAAGGATGTCGAAATTAATGAAGGCGATTGGGTCATTTTCCGTCCTTCTGATGGATGGCAGATCACGGTCAACAACGTGCTTTGCAGAATGTTGGAAGATACGGTTGTTCGTGGCCGCGTTAACCACCCAGATTACATTTGGTAAGGAATAAGCGATGGATGAGCCAGAGAAGCTAGAAGAAATCGAGATCGTTGTATCTGACGAACCTCGTAAGAAAGCTGAAGAACGTGCTTTTGGCGCAGATGATGTGCCAGAAATTGTTGTTGCTGATGCTGATGCTCCTGTTTCAGATGAATTGGACCCTCAGACAGCCATTGAAAAGCTTCAAAAGAAGCTTAAAAAAGAGCGTGAACGGCGAAAAGAAGCAGAGCAAACTGCTCGAAATGCTTCTTATGAAGCCCAAAAAGCTTCTTATCAAGTTGAAGATAGTAACCTGACGCTTGTCGTGAATGCAATTGAGACTCTTAAGCGTGATGGCGAGTATCTCAAATCTGCATACAAAGAAGCTATGAGTATTGGCGACTATGATAAGGCCGCTGAAATTCAAGAAATCATGTCGAGCAACTCAGCTAAGATGTTGCAGCTTGAAAATGGCCGAAACGTCATGGAGAGCCGACCTAAACAGATGCCTCAACCACCTCTTGACCCGGTTGAAGCAATGGCTTCTCAGCTTTCACCGCGTTCGGCTAAGTGGGTTCGTGCAAATCCACAATTTGCAACTGACCCTCGTCTTACTCAGAAGATGATTGCTGCCCATAACCTTGCTGTTGCAGATGGTTATCAGCCGGATTCTGATGATTATTTTGAATATGTGGAAGAAACACTCCGCATGAAGAAAAATAATGATCGAGACGACGATGATTCTGCGTTTTCAGAGGCTGCTATGACAAAAACTCGTCGTTCTTCTCCTGTTTCGGCCCCTGTTTCGCGTTCTGGGTCTGCTCCGGGTACTCGCCCTAATGTGGTTCGCCTTTCAAGCGACGAACGAGAGATCGCTCGCATGAATAAAATGACGGATCAGGAATATGCACGGTACAAAATCCAGCTTCAAAAAGAAGGTAAGCTGCCAAACTAAGGAGTTAGGTCATGAATGATACAGCAGTTCGCCGCCGTGGTCGCCCTCCTCGGGCTAAGGCCGCAGAAGTTACTACAGCACCGGAAGCAAACGCTCCTGTTGTTGATTCCCGCCCTCCGCTTCGTGCAGAAATGCGGGATGAAGACCCTCGCGCCCGTGCGGCGCTTCGTGCGGCTCAGATTAAGGGCCATTTGGGCAGCATGGATGAAGGTATCGATGAATTTTTCATCGAGCCAACAGTTGTTCCAGATGGGTGGACCTATGAGTGGAAGCGTAAGACCGTTATGGGCGCGGAAGACCCTTCTTATCAGGTTTCTTTGGCTCGTATGGGTTGGGAGCCTGTTCCTGCTGGCCGACACCCTGAAATGATGCCAGCTGGCATGTCAAAAGCTGACATTGAGCGTAAAGGCATGGTNCTTATGGAGCGTCCAAAGGAAATTACCGACGAGGCGCGAGCAATCGAGCAGCGTAGGGCGCGTGANCAGGTGTACGTTAAGGAGCAGCAGCTTAGTAACGCACCAGAAGGCACTTTGACCCGCGATCACGCTCAAGCGCGGCCAAATATCAAGAAAAGCTACTCTCCAGTTACTATTCCAAAAGAATAAATACTGGCGAATTGGCATTTACGGGGGCCACCTACGGGTGGCCCTTTACATTTATAATTAATCCTTTAGAATAAAAATACGAGCTTTGCTCTAATCTCCCCCGGCGTGGAGATTTTTCACACTCCCGGTTCCTAGTGCCCCCGGCGTGGCATGATCGGAACTTCCTTGTAATAGAGGAGGCCCGACATGGCTAATACACAAGCCTATTTCGGTTTCCGTCAGTATCAGGGCACGGGCTCTGCTCCGACTTATGAGCAGATTGCCGTTTCCGTTGCTTACAATGCATCTGCAATTTANAATGGTGATCCCGTAACCCCGCAGACAGACGGCACTGTTGCTCGTTCTGCTTCTACGGGCGCAACTCCCGGCGCTCCGGGCATTGCTGGTATCTTCGTTGGTTGCCAGTATCTCTCGGTTTCGCAGAAGCGTACCGTCTGGTCCAACTATTGGCCCGGTTCGGACGTTGCTTCGACCAACACCGTCACTGGTTACATCATCAACGACCCGAATGCTAAGTTTGTCGCCCAGTCGGACGCAACTGGCATCGCGGCTGCTGACGTTGGCTCCACCATTGGCTTCGCGATTGGCTCGGGCAATACCTCAAACGGTATTTCCGGCGCTTATCTCGACACGACAACCATCAACACCGCAACGTACAATGTGTACGCTCCGTTCAAGATCGTCTCAGTTATCACGGACCCCCCGGGTTCGCAGGGTACAATTGGCAATGGTCAGGCTTATGACTATGCCGTTGTTGCCTTTAACTATGTGGCGACTAAGAACTTTGTCGGCATCTAAGGAGTAAGGACCAATGGCTGTTAATCTCTCAGCGATTAAAGACCTTCTCCTCCCCGGCCTCCGTGGGGTTGAAGGCAAGTACGAGATGATCCCATCTCAGTACGACAAAATNTTCACCAAGCATGAGTCGAAGATGGCTCTGGAACGCACTGCTGAAATGCGCTTCCTCGGCCTCGCTCAGTTGAAGACTGAAGGCGGTCAGACCGCTTTCGATAACTCGGCTGGTGAGCGTTACGTCTACAATCAGGAACATACAGAAATCGGCCTTGGCTATGCGATCACTCGTAAGGCCATCGACGACAACCTGTACAAGAGCCAGTTCCACCCGTCGAACCTCGGTCTGATCGAATCTTTCCAGCAGACCAAGGAAATCTACGGCGCGAACATCCTCAACACCGCAACGACTTATAACTCGGCTGTCGGTGGTGACGGTGTGGCACTTGTTTCGGCTTCGCATCCGATTGATGGTGCGACGATCTCGAACTACGCAACCAATGACCTCAACGAGTCCACTCTGTTGAACGCCATGATTGCTGTCCGTTCGAACTTTAAGGATCAGGCTGGCCTCAAGGTCTTCGCCCGCGCCCGTAAGTTGATCGTGCCGACTGCTCTGGAACCGATTGCAATTCGTCTTACGAAGACTGAACTGCGCCCGGGTACGTCAGACAATGATGTTAATGCGATCATGATGACCTCGGGCGGCTTGCCTGAGTCCTACATGGTTTCGGACTTCTTGACCTCGTCTTCGGCTTGGTTCCTTCTGACGAACATCGACGGCTTGTCCTATATGGAACGAGTTAAGTTCGAAACAGATATGCAAGTAGATTTTGTGACCGATAACCTTCTGGTTAAGGGCTACGAACGCTACAGCTTCAGCTACTACAACTGGCGTTCGATCTACGGCTCGTTCCCATCGTAAGAGCTTAAAAAGGGCGGGGGAGCAATCTCCCGCCTTTTCATCTAGGTTCTTGATCACGCAGACCGACCTAGCGGACTCTGCACAGACGGCGTGATCTTATCGTGCAGGAGGCTCTTATGGGCGCATCTACATGGACTGGCCCGATTAAAGCGGGTTCCGTCATTAACACCACGGGTACAACCGTTGGTTCGCTTAAGAATGTTGGCTATGCCAGCCTTGCTCAGTCAAAGGCTATTGTTCAGTCTGCTACGGCTTCGGCCACGGCGATTGTCATCCCCGCAAACAGCACCATCGTTTCGATTGATCTGTTTGTTACGACTGCTTGGTCAAGCGCGACCACGACCTACACCATCAGCGTTGGTACTTCGACAACTGCAACGGAACTCGTTGCGGCTACGAATGCTAATGCGGTTGGTCGTCTCGCCCTTTCACCGGGTACGGATGCCACTAAAACGGCCCTCTGGGTCAACACTGGCACAACCGATGTTCAGATTTACGTCAAGTCTGGCGCACCGGACACCACTCCCGGTGCTGGTACTTTGGTTGTTCGTTACATTCAGGCAATCAACGCTTAATTAAGCCATAGGAGGCTTTCATGAAAGGTCGTAGCAAACGCGCTTCTGGCGGTGTCAATGAAATGGCACAGGACATGAGCAAAAAGAACATGCGTTATACCTATCAGTCGAACGTCAATGACGAGGCTGAAGAGCGTAAACGCGGTGGTAAGGCTGTTGGCAAGGTGAAGGGCATGAAGGGCAAAGCGGACATGGGCCGTAAGCCTCGCAAGTCCGGTGGCCGCGCTGGCTCGAACATGAACCCGCTGTCGTCTGCCGCAAAGGGCACACCAGCACCGGGTCGCAATGTCTCGGGTAGCCTTGACTAAGTTTGGTGGGGGCTTCGGCCCCCATCTTTCCTTTGGAGGGGATTATGGCAAAGTCACCAGCTTGGACTCGTAAAGAAGGCAAGTCGCCATCTGGCGGGTTGAATGAAAAAGGTCGAGCCAGTCTTCGTGCCGCAGGGCATGATATTAAGCGTCCCCAGCCAGAAGGTGGGTCGCGTAAGGATAGCTTTTGTGCAAGAATGACCGGGTTAAAGCGTAAGCTGACTGGCTCTGCAAAAGCTGCTGATCCTAACAGTCGGGTAAACAAATCGTTAAAAAAATGGGACTGTTAACATGGCGGACAAACCTTTTTGGGAGCAAAAAGCTCCAAAAGATGCTACAAAGAAGCATCTGAACCGCAAACAGATTCAGTCAGCCAAAGCATCGGCTAGAGCGGCGGGACGCCCTTATCCGAACGCTGTGGACAATATCGCCGCCGCACGGGCTGGCAAGAGGAGCTAAAGATGACCGTTACAGCTTGGTCTATTACACAGAGTGGTCGCTATGAGCCTTTTGAGCTTCAAGTTGCTCGCGGTCAGATCACTAATCATTCCGAGCAAAATGTCTTTGCATATGGGACGACACCCGCCACCGCTG